ATGAATAAGACATTTATTTATATAGTTGTAGATGAAAATGGTTTAACTCTTTTTAATATTACTAAAAATATAAATAAAATAATAAAGCTACCAGAACTGAATAAATTGATGGAGCATACACATTATTACTCAGATACAAAAATTATGAAATTACATAGAAACTTACCTAAAAACCTATCTGCATTATGGGAAGTAAAATACGACTAGGAGATTTAATATATTACATAACCTTTTATACTGGCATACATTGGCTAGTTAAGAAAGTAAGCAAGTTGCTAGGCAAAGATTGTGGATGCGATAAACGTAGACAAGATATGAATAAAATAGACCTTTGGTAATGGAAGAACAAGATTTAAAAGACTGGCAAGAGTTTAAAGAAAATGCCTATCCTTTTACTAAGATAGCGAACAAACCTAAGCTAGTAAAAAAGTATGTAAAGCTAATAAACGTTTTACACGCTAAGTATTACAAACACAAATATAATGAGCCTTGCACGTGCAATGGTTCGGTATATAGAAAAAGAGTAGCAGAACTAGATAAGATATGAAACAAAAGAAGTACACAGTTAATCAAGAAATCAAATTATTAAAAAGTAAGGTTTCACAATTGGAACAAGCACTAGAACGTATTGCTGCTTACATTTATTACCTACAAAATAATGATAAAGAAAATACATCAATGGGAGAAAGCAGTAATAACACTACTGAATAATGATGGATGGGATTTAAAACATACTGGAGATAGTTTTGAAAGCTGGGATGCCATAGGTACAACACCTAAAGGTAAAGAATGCGTTATAGAAATGAAATTTCGCAAGACGTACTATGAAACTAAAATGCTTGAAAAGTTCAAGTACGATAAATTGATAGCTACTGGTAAGGTTGCATTGTATTTTGTTAATGACCCAAAGAACAACTATTTGTTTTGGCTTAACGAATTAACCGATTTAGAGATTAAAGATATGTACTGTCCAGATACTACACTATGGACAAAAAAGAAATTATTAAAGCCTTGTTACTTGCTTAAAGAAGAAGATGCTAGAATAATAAATAAAAATTAATGTTTATAATTTTTGGTATTTAATAAACATTTTATATATTTGGGTATTATTAGCAATGAAGCTGGTAACTAAAAACAAATATTATGGAACAATCAAACTGCTGCGATGCATTACCATTATGGAACACAGATATATGTTCTGATTGTGGAGAACACGCAGAATTTTACGAGGTAGAATTAACAACTAAAAACAATTAAGATGAAAGATTTAATCGAATTACTAAAGCAAATAGACAATGACTTTTACAAAGGTATTTATACAGTAGGAGAGCGTTATGACCTAATTAAAGGTATTGAAGATTTATTAAAAACAAAAAAATTCATATAATGAGTTACTACGAACAAATAGACCCAATAGGAGAAAGCGACATAGAAGAATGCTGCACACATTGTGAAGCACCTAACACAAGTTACAGAGGATATTGCTCAAGTGCTTGTTATAATTATGATACTAAATAAACAAAAGATGATACAACAACACAAAATTTTAGCAACTGGATTACACGCTATCACTATAAACGATAGGGTACACATTTATACAGAACAAGAATACCAGCACTTATCTTGGTGGAAGATAGTAAAGATGCGTTACCTATGAATGTACTACAAAGACAAAGCTATAAACTTTACTTTAATTGGTTAGCTAATAAGTTAATAGACTGGTACGATAACAAACCAGCTAACAAAGACTTAAAGAACTGTATAAAAGCAATAGAACACATAGGCTTACACAATAACAACTTACAGATAGAAAACGACATAAACACAAAGCTGGTAAGTAAGTTAAGAGCAGATAGAAACAGAACCGTACTAAGGGCAAGAAAGTCTGAAGAACAAGTTGAGAAACTAGAAAAAGAAATAGAAGAACTAAAACTAAAACTAAAGATAGGATTATGAACGATAATGAAAAAAACGATGTAGCTATTTTTTCACTAATGATAATAGTAGTTATTGTAATAGGATTAAACATTTATAACTTATGGAATTTATAATGCTAGCATTTGCATTTTACTTAATATATAAAACATTTCAAGATGATTAAATTATTAGACAATAACAATTACGAAAAAGAAGAACTACTTAAAAAGATGGAAGATGATACTTTCTACTATGGAGAGTTAAACAAACTAGCTTTAAGTAGCAGTAGCCTTAAACAACTATTATCAAGCCCAAAGACTTACTCTTACAGTTTGAAGTATGGTAGTCCAGAAACGCAACCTTTACGAGATGGGTGGCTTTTTCATACTGCGATACTAGAACCTAACGTATTTGAAGCACAAAGGTTCATAGACGTACAAAGTAAGAACACAAAGAAATACAAAGAAGCAAAGCTGGAGTTTGGCAAGGTGTTTACAATGAAAGAAAAGAACGATGCAGAACGTTTAGCAGATGCATTCTACAGAAACGAACAAGCACTACAATTAATAACAGATTGTGAATTTGAAATACCAGCAATAGGCGAAGTAAAAGGTATGCCATTTAGAGGTAAGGCTGATGTAATAGCCCACGATAGAATAGTAGACTTAAAGACTACAAGTGGTGGAATGGATAACTTTTATTATAGTGCTAAAAAATATTCTTACGATGTACAATGTTATTTATACTGCCAATTGTTTAACAAGACTTATGACCAGTTTAAATTTATAGCCATAGACAAAGGCAGTTTAGATATTGGTATATTTGATTGCTCAGAGGAGTTTTACTTTAAGGGAGAAGAAAAGGTAGAAAAGGCAATAGACTTATATGAGAAGTTTTTTATATTTGGAGCAGACCTAGATAACTATTGTTTAACTGGAACATTATAAAACAAGTAATAAGATTATTTTAAAATATGGAATTAAAGGAACTGATAAGAATAATAAACGACAAGTACAAAGTAGACATTCTAGAAACTACAAGAGAAAGAGAAGTGGTTTATGCTAGAAAAGTATATTGCTACATAGCAAGACAATTAAGATACAAACTACATAACATAGGAAGCCACATAAACCTAAAGCACGATAACGTACACTATCATATAAAAACTATAAATAGAATATACAATCACGATGCAATAAAGTGTAACGAGATAATAGACCAGTATAACCTAAACATAACAAACCTAAAGGTTGAAAAGGAAGAAATAACTAGATATGAGTATGAGGGTATTCTAGGCGATTTAAAAGCATTAGATGATGATTTACTTAAAGAACTAATAGAAACACGAGTAAAGCCATTTATAAGACTTACACAGAGCAGAAAACAACATAAGGTAAAGGTACAAGGTTCAGCACCTATATTACGTAACAGAGTTAAAAACCCTTTTTTACAAAGATAATATGAATGTAATCAGTTTATTTAATGGAATGGGAACATTAAGACAAGCGTTTGAAGATATGAATATAAAGGTTCATAAATACTATTCAAGTGAGATTAAACCTTATGCAATAGAACTACAACAACACCACTTTCCAGATGTTATACAAGTTGGAGATATTAATAATTGGAAGCAATGGGATATTGATTGGGAAACTATTGATTTTATTGGTAGTGGTTCACCTTGTCAAGATTTAAGTGCAGCTGGTAAACGTGCTGGAATTAATGGAAGCAGAAGTAGTTTGTTTTTCACCTTTGTTGAAATATTAGAACACGTAAAAAAATTAAACCCAAATGTCAAGTTTTTACAAGAAAATGTAGGTTCAGCACCTAAATTAGATGTTGGAATAATGAGTAGAGCATTAGGTGTTTATCCAGTTAGAATTAATAGTAGTTTAATGACTGCACAATTAAGAGATAGGTATTATTGGTCTAATATTAGAATAAAACAAGATGGAATGTTTGGCGATATAGTTACAGATATACCACAACCAAAAGATAGAGGTATAATGTTTAAAGATATTATAACAGATGGCCAGGTTAAAAGAGTTAAAGCAAATGCAATGTTAGAGGGTGATTATAAACAATTTGTAAAAGACCCTATTAAAGAAAATATACTATTACAAAAAAGAATAAAAAAAGGTAAACAAAACGCTAATATAGTTTTTGTTGACACAGATAAACATACTTGTTTAAATACTGGAAGTGGTAAAGGTGGAACTCAAACTTATTTAAAACATCGAAACGAAACTACTGGTATGATAACATTAATATCAGATAAAAATCAACAAGTAAGAACCGTAAATAAAATAGAAATGTGTAGGCTGCAAGGATTTCCAGATAATTATTGTGATATACTATCTAAAGCAAAAGCTGGTAGTTTACTTGGTGATGGATGGACTTTACCAATAATAATACACATTTTATCTTTTATGAAATTTAGTGATTAAACAGAATTATTTTAAAAAATAAAAAACTATTGATATATTAATAGCGTACACATACGAACATAAAAAATATACAATGGCATATAACACAGATGACCTTAGAGAACAATCACTAAAAGCTATAACAGAACATAATCTTATTTTCATTGGGGATATATTTGCTTATGTAGGATTTAGTAAACGTGCATTCTATGACCATAAATTGCAAGAATGCAACACTATAAAAAGCGAACTATATAAAAATAGGGTTAATATGAAGATAGAGATGCGTAAGAAGTGGTATGATAGCGATAACGCAACATTGCAGATAGGACTTATGAAACTCATAGCAAACGATGAAGAAGCACATAGATTGAACGGAACTAAGAGGGAAGTAAAACACGATACCACAGATAAAGAGATTAACATAAAAATCCATAGGTAATTGAACGTAGATGTAAATGTAGTATTTGAACATTTACTTGATAGCAAATCAAAGATAGTAGTAGAGCAAGGTGGAACAAGGTCTGGTAAGACTTATAACATTCTGCTCTATATAATTTTTAAGTACTGCCAAGTAAACAAAGGTAAGACGATTACTATTTGTCGTAAGACATTTCCAGCACTACGCTCTTCAGTTATGCGTGATTTCATAGAGATACTTAAAAAGCATAACAAGTATAGGGAAGAAAACCACAATAAATCAAATAGTGAATACAACTTAGATGGCAACCTAATAGAGTTTATATCGGTAGACCAACCACAAAAGATAAGAGGTCGTAAACGTGAGTTGTTATTTATCAATGAAGCAAACGAACTAGAGTACGAAGATTGGCAACAGCTTATATTCAGAACAACAGATAAGATAATACTAGACTATAACCC